TAGCATAGCTGATAGTTGTCTAGGGTGTCTTTGCGTATAATACGCATACCTTCTTCAGTTAGTTCTATATTGCCTTTTGCTAAAGTAGATTCTTTGGTGTACCTTTCAAAGGTGTTGTTTTCTCTGATGGTAACATACTCACCCTCTTGGCTAACCCATAACCCATATATATCCTCTTGGGCAAATGTGAATGTACTAAGTAGTATAAAAAATAGTTTCTTCATTATGCAAAAGCCATATAGATATAAGTACCACTTGAAATGTTTGTCCCACTTTCAGCGTTAGTCCAATAAAAACCATTAGTTGTGAAATTAACCTCTCTTGCGGAATATGATGCTTCACTGCCACTATTGTTCGCTTGTAAATAATTATCAAATGTATCCGAACCGCCTCTTACAATATCAAATAATTGCCAAGCATCACCAGCTTGGTCGGTTCTTTTAACCATCAAAAAACTTGGTTTAAATCCTGTTACTATAACATTTGAACTTCCCGAAGAACCCCCACTATAACTCCCTATCTTACTATATCCTGCAACTGAATGCCAGCAGTAGGCGATATGGTCATCTCCGCTTTCATTTACTGTACCATCATTACCTAATGTTATAACAGAACTTGTTGGCGTTGTATTATTGAATCTTGAACTTGTTACGGTAAACTGGTCTGATAAATTTAGGTATAATAATCCAGTAGCTCCTGTTGAAGGTGTGTTTGAATAAACAGTCCAATGGTAATTAGCCGATTTATCTATGTTTTTAATAAATATTAAATCAGGAGGATTATCTAATCCGTGTCCTACTGTTGCTCCTGCAGTTGCATTACCTGTGTATTTCACAATACTAAACCCTGCTTCTGTATTGGCACTAACTTGGCTGTCAATATCACCCACTTCGTTTAAGACATCATCGCCTCCGCCTTTCCAACACCAAGCAACATAAGTATAATTATTGTTATTTGAATTACCTGCCGTAGATACTGTAAACCCATTTGTTTCAAATTCATAAGCACCACTTGTTCTTGTTACTTCTGCACTTGTTTCATCAGGACTTATTTGTTTATTTTCCCCTCTTACAATATCAAATACTACGTGAGGATGTGTATTACTTCTTGCTTTTGCCCAAACCATATCAGGCTCAAATCCTACATTAGAAATGTATTGAGTTCCACCATTCCCAGTATATAATACAGTCTTAAAGTTAGATGTATCTGCACAAGGTTTTTCTTCGTAAAGTTCGGTTACTTGACTACTTGTAAGGGCAGTTGAATAGATGCGTACTTGGTCTATTGAGCCATTTGTGTAATAAGATGAATTTACACCGCCACTTGTTCTAAGACCACCAATGACAGGGTTTACATTACAAACACCGCCCCCACTATAACTTAGAGAAGCAACAGGGGTTGATGCTCCATCTAAATAATATTTTGCGGTTGAACCATCTAAAGTTAAAGCAACATTGTGCCAGTTACCGTCTATTAAGTTTGATGCGGACACAGTAAAGACTTGTGAGTTTCCTGCTCCAATCCAAAATTTAGAATCTCTTACTCCGAAATAAAACCTATTAGTGTCTGAATTTGAATTTGTGCCAAAAAATGAAGCAGTAGTGTCTGTCGTTTTTACCCACAAAGAAACACTACCCCCAGCTGACGTAAGAGTTGATATTCCTGTGTCTATATAACTACTACTCCCATTAAACACCGCTGCTTGACCATACCGCCCAAACCTGTACTCAACGTTCGTGTCTGAACCATCGTTGCCTCCAACATAGTCCTCCGAACTGTTGTCCAATTTGTAATAAGCCTCTACGTTTGTTCCATCAGAAAAAGGATAGTTTACATCATCAGTAGTACACTCATATACACAAGCAGTTTCTGCGTAAAGAGCAGATATTTCTCCATTTGTTGTTTCATCTAATGCTTTGTTGAATATACGAACTTGGTCTATATCTCCATCGAAATTATTACTACCACTTGTATTATAATTATTTCTGCCAATTTGTAACGTTGTTGAATTGCTATAAGTTCCGCTTGTAGATGTAATTGTTCCTACTAAACTACCATCTTTATACGCTTTAACGCTTGTGTTATCTTTTGTAATTACAACGTGATGCCAATTACCATCCGCCATTCCTGACACGATTGATGTGTCAACGTAAGTTGTGCTTGCTGAATTTCTGTGGTAAAAAAGAAGATTACCATCTGCAGAAAAATCAATTCTTACAAAAGCAACAGCACCGCTATTTGTATTTATAAAAGTTTGACCACCTGAACTATTGCTCGATTTTCCCCAAAAAGAAATTGTATAATCAGAATTTAAAATATCTGTACTGATGCCACTTTCTATATAACTACTACTCCCATTAAACCTTGCACCATAGTTTATCTTGCCTCCTACTCCGAACTCAACGTTGGTAGGGCTTCCTGAAAAGTCAGTACCATCAGGGGCAGTACTTGCATCGTAGTCCAAAGAATATAACGCAACACCACTTGAATCGCCAAAAGGGTCTGTGGAATCAGTTGTACAAGTTATGGCACCCGCACCGGTACTTATTAATCTTTTGTTTATACTCATATTATTCTATTTCATCAGATGGTGGGAAAAATCTTTTGTCATATTGCAACAAGTCAGCATAGGATGTCAACGCATTAACCTCCGATTCTTTTCTGTCAAGTTCCGTCAATATGCCTGACCTTTCTGTTTGTGTATCTGAATCAATATCAATGTCCCTTTCCGCCTTTCTTACCACTTGCCAATCACTTGGTTGTAATAATTGATTTGCTTTTTGCTTGAGTTCAGACAAAATGCTTGATTGTAAGTCTGAAACTTTGTATCTTTTTTCTGTTTCACCGGTTGGCTCTCCATCCTCTCCTATGATGTCAACTTCTTGGTCAAAATCAATGTCAGTCACTACATTTGTAAAAACATTGTTTTCTGAATCAAACTGAATCCCACCCTTTGTTTGGGTCAATGGATTAAATGATGGTTTCACAACATCGTAAAAACCTTCCGCCTCAATAGTTTCAGCATCGGCATTTCTAAAGTTCAAAATAACAGTTCCATCATCCTTGGTGTATTCAGAAGGTAAAGATTTATAAATTTTTATTTGACCGTTTTCAGTTCTTGCTTTCATATTATTGTGGTTGTGCCGATGAATAAGTGGCAATTGAATAGTGATATATTTTTGAACCCGGCGTGTCATCCGTGCAAACTATTTGAATCAAATTTGTTGATGACCCATCGTATGTGGTTGAACCTACTCGGTTAAAAGTTGAGCCGGTTTCTGCAAATGTCAAGGCGTAATTACCCACACCAAGGATCAAGTCAACAACCTGACCTTGAACGGCGTTTGAAAATGTAAAGGTTGCGGCACCGGATGCGGTTGCCGTAAATGTACAACCGTTTAAAAAATTAAGGGCGAAAGAGGTTCCGCTACCAAGTGCCGAAAGTTCTGAATACCTATCTTCTAATTTTGCAAAGGTAACCGAATCATCTGCCAAAAAACTTGTTCCCAAAGTTGTTCCGACCGTACCATCTGCCAAAAGAATTTGGCTTGATGTTCCACTTGTTATGACAAACGATGTTGCCTCCAATCTCCCGGTGGTGTCAACTTGTATATTTAAGTCATTACCAACACCATCAGTCAGTTCTTTTGTCGAAGATGATGCGGCGGCGTTATCACTTAATTTGATAAGACCTTGATAAGTATCTTTTATTTTTAATCCCGATAGTGTAGTACCCATAATTAATTTTTTACAAATTTAACAAATTTATATTTCATCCCATAATTCCGTTTCCGCATTCCAGTTTTTACTCAACACCTCCCAAGTTTCAGGCAATCTTTCGTTGTATCTGTCCCACACTTCATTAATAGAATCCCAAGTAAGTGGAATAACATAATTATAGGATTGCCATCTATCCTCAGTATTGCTCCACAAATCCTCAAGATTATCCTGAAGATACTTTTTGATTATCTTCTTGGTTTTCTTAGACCTTGAAATTACGTTAAAAGCAAGACCAAGCATTTATTTTGGTTTACGCAAATAGCAGATTATTTGACCGTGAGTGATTGATATATCAGTAAAATTACCATAAATTATATGCCCTTCTTTTATTGAAAAACTTGTAAATCCGCTATCTCCTCCGGGGGTGTCGTTTGTAAGTGTAATGGTTGAATTTTCGGTGCATTCTATTGAACAGAAATATTCACCGCTTGGCGTTGATGCGTTGCCGTGGGTATAATCCAAAAGGCGAAATCCATAATCGCCGAATGACATTCGATAAAAATTATTTGAGGAATACAAGTCACGAGTTGCCATATTTATCTTTTTTTACCTTGACCACGAGATTTCTTTTTCCACCCTTTTTGATTTATTGATGCATTCTTTGAATGGACACCGGGGCGTTTTCTTTTTGTGGCTTTTACAAAATTATCAATTATTTTCTTTGCCATTATTTATGGAGTTTATTTCCGAACACTTTTTCAACCCCACGACTCCCGAAATACCCTCCGAGGATCACTTGCATCAAACCGGTGATTGTTGTCAAATCATATTCCATATACCAACCAACGATGTAAGAAATTGTAAAAAAACATAAAGTCAAAGGTCGCACATTTTGTGCCAACCATCCACTTCTACTATCGGCAACCCACCTACGAGTTACCCCATCCATTTCGGCACGTTCTAATCGTAGTTTTTCAAGTGCAATGTCTTTATCCTCCGCACTCATATCTGACCCACCAATAATCGCTTCTATGACGTTTCCAATTGGAGTATCCTCGGCAATCGCACCGACTACCTTTGGAATCTTTTGAAGTAGGAAAGAACCTACTGCCGTGTCTTTGAATTTCTTTTTAGGCATAGTGTACTTCCTACCGTGTTAGCTATATAACCATAAAACGTTGGGGTCTTTGACACCATCGGGAAAGTCAGTTCCATCATTGTCAACGTGGATGAAAGTTTTACCAACCCCGAATCGATTAAATCCAGCCTTTTGAAGTGCTGACAAAATGATTCCTCTTTCTCTTGAATTTTTAACTGCAATGTCAACTGCTTTTCCAACAATATGGCTTGAGTTTGGTTTTCCTCCAACTTTTTGATTATGTTCGATTGTCCGCCACCCCGAATTGATTTTAAAGGGTATTCCCCCAATTTTACGGGCATTGTCGAGCATTGCCAAAAATTCAGCATCCATATACCTACCACTATCGTGAACATCAGGCGAATCAAATTCCTCATATTTAAAAAACCTTAAACTCATTTTTTACAGTCGCATTTATTATCGTATTTCATAGCCTTGTTTAGAAGTAGCCGGTCAATCGTGTCATCTTGTACTTTTATAAGCATTTCCTCCAAGGTGTCTTTTGCTTGGACAAGCATTTCAATTTTCATCTCAAGATTTGAAATCTTCTTTTTTGCCGCATCTAAATCATCCGGGTTCCTTCCGGTTATACTTGCGATAACCATCGCAATGGATGCCGCTATCATACCGATTAAAGTGTTTACGATTTGAGCATTTTCACTTGGGATTTGATATTTTGTGAGATAAAATAATATCAAAACCACTAAGAAAAAAACCAATAGACTCCCGGCAAAATGTCTGATGTCTTTTGCGACTCCGTTTGTAGGCATTTTCATTTTTTCAATTTTTGGGTTATGTTAATAATTGTATAAATTAAAGATGCTACCAAGACAAGGGTTTGCAGTATTGGATTCACATCTGACAATGATAAAAATATTGCTCCGATATTTATTCCGTAAATCTTAAAATCAGCCATTAGATTTTTTCTATTTTATTAGATATTTCGACAATCGCCCGGAAATAGGTTTTATCTTCCAAATCATCTTCAAAATATGTTACACCATTATTTGTGCAAGTTATCACATTAAACCCATCGCTTGATAAATCATAATAACCACCCGACCTCGTTCGCACTAAATTTAAAATTTCACTTACTATCTGATTGGATTGCAATTCGCCCCCTGAATCAGAATCAAACGCCGTGACAACCTCCAATCTTATAACACATTCGGAAATAAAACTTGTGGTATTGAAATCGCTTTCGTTATTACTTACCGAAAATATGCGTATATAGGGTTCAGATGCATCAGATGGTACTCTGTTATAAATTGGGACATAACTGCCGCCAATTGAAATTGCATCCGTTAAACGGGTTAAAATCGCTTTTCTTATAAATTGAAGTGCCTCGTTCATCGTGTCAAATTATTTAATCTTCTGTCAAGTCTTTCCATAAGGCTTTTGAGTTCTACCCTTACCGATGAAAAGAAAAAAGGTCTTGCATTTTGGTTGGTTTTCTTTTTTAGTGGATTTGCCTTGAATTGCTCGGCATAACTTTTTGGAATACCAAGTGCCAACATATCATCAAAGTTGAGATTTCCATCTCTTGTTCCGAATTCAACAAATGGCGAATAAAAAGTCTTTGAAAATACCCTTGCCATTTTGCCCATTCTACCAAATCCGATTTGTTTCTTTAAATCAGACTTATCATATACAACCGTTTTTTTCATTCTTGCCGCCGAAAAAGCCGCAGTATCGCCAATCTCTTTTGAAAGTCCCTCTTTTGAAAAACTTTTGAGTTGATTGAGTTTTCGGTTCAAATCATTTAAATCGCTCTTTTTGATTTTAACACTAATCAATTTTTGTGGCTTTTATGGTTGTATAATATTTGTAATCGGATTCAAATTTACCGTTGATACGATATTCCCCGGATACATTTTGAATTTTCAAAAGGTCGGTGTTCAAGATAGTGTCGGCGGTTTTTTTGCGAACGATTAACTCAATGTCAAGTTCACGCCTACGCTTTCCATTCTCTTGGTTAATATCACCGCTTGTTTCTCTTTTATATGCCCATATAGTCGATGCGGTTGCCGTTGTTGAGGTGTAACCCCCATAAGTGTCGGCGGTCTTTGTCAATCGCCTTACTTCAACCCTTGTATCAAGTTTCCCGGCATCCATTAAATAAACACGGTTTTATATGATGACAACAAGTTTCTTGTGCTTGTTTTTATTTCTTGAACAATTGTTCCGGTTACAAAATCAGACCGGTTGTCATAATAGGTCGTTACCATTTGCAACAACGCTTGTTTCAAAAACGAATCATCAAGTCCGGTTGTGATGTAGGTGATTTTTACTTCCTTTGCCGGTAGTTCGTTCAATTCTATTATTTCATTATCCAATCCTTTTGCCGAATATGTTGCGGCAGTTCCATCAACGGTTGCCGATGAAATAGATGCAACTGGGGCGAAAGGCAATGCGATTCTTGTGTTGGCGAATGGCAAATAGTAAGTTCTATTTTTTGCCACAATATCCTTGGAAATGTAATTTTCCGCCACGATTCTCGCTTGGGTGATCATCTGACCGATAATGGTATCATCTGCCGTGGTATCAATCCTTGCAAAATCCTTGACATTTGCCGCAGTAATGATTTCACTTCCAGTCGTGGAATTGATTTTCATTTGCGGTTGAAATGTAATCGGCGGGTCGCTGAAATAAGTGTTCTTGGTGTAAGGCATTTATTTGGATTTTTTAGTGGTTCTTTTTCTTGCCACTTTGTTTTCCTTTGTTTCTTTTACTTTTTTTTCCTCTTTTACTTCTTCGACAAATTCAACGCCGATTCCTTTTTTGATATAATCCGATGC